AAAGTTTTAACAACTCCTTGTGGACAAATTGTACGTGCCCTTATAAATGATGGTGTAAAGGTTGGTATGTCATCAAGAGCTTTAGGCACATTAGAAGAGGGTAGCACCCATAATACAGTCAAAAACATGAAGTTGGTTGCTATCGATTGTGTTGCTGATCCTTCTTATCCAAAGGCATTTGTAAATGGTATATTAGAATCAAAACAATGGGTACTCGCTGATGATGGAAAATACGAAGAATTGTATGATAAGTTTGAAGAGAGTGTAACATCTCTACCTAAGAAAGATATAGATAAATTTTTAACAGAAAGAATTCTTAACTTCATTAATAAACTACATTAAATAATAATATGGAAGAAAAAAATAAAATTTCTAAATTTATAGAAGAACTTTCCAACAAAAATTACGCTCAGGCGAATAAATATTTGAAGAGCGTTATTGAGGACAAGATAAAGACTAGAATCGATACCGCAACTGAAAAACCACTCTTTTAATTATGAATAACGAATTATTGCCTAAAGAACTCCAAGAAGTATTAACAGAAGAGTCTGTAAATGCTATAGAAACTGCGATCAAAGATAAGGTCGAATTATCTGTTGAAGCAGCTTTGACTAACCAAGACGAGCTTTATGCTGAGAAGTTAGAAGAGTTGGTATCAGCTATTGATAAAGACCATACCGGTAAACTTAAGAGGGTAGTAGAAGCAGTCGATACAAGTAATGCGACTAAGCTTATAAAGGTTGTTAAGAGGTATGAAAATGAAATTAACAATAGTGCAGCACAATTTAAAGAAACTTTAGTAGAGTCTATTTCAGATTACATTGAAGAGTATATTGACGAAGCTGTTCCTGTACAAGCAATCGAAGAAGCAACCAAAAATAGAACTGCCGCTGAGGTACTTAGTAACTTAAGAAACGTATTAGCTGTTGACTCTACATTAATGAAAGAGTCAGTAAAAGGTGCAGTAATGGAAGGTAAAAATACTATTGACGATCTTACTACAAAACTTAATGAAGTTGAGAAAGAGAACAACCTTCTTAAAGAAGCTTATAATACTACACAATCCGATCTATTCTTAGAGCGGAAGACTTCTGGTTTACCAGAAAAGAAGAAAGAGTATCTTAGAAAAGTTTTAGGTGATAAGTCACCAACATTTATTAAAGAGAATTTTGATTACACAGCTCGTTTATTTGATAAGAAAGAGCAAGAGAGGATTGATGTAATCAAGGAGGAAGCATTTACAAATCGTAAGGTAAAAGCTGATGCTCCAAAAGTTATCGAAGAAAAGCAAACACCGGTAACTAACCCATATCTTTCGGAATTACAACGAATGAAGTAATTTTTAACCCCGAACAATGAGGTGCTAGTCACCTGAGTATCTTGGGATTTAATCCCATGTAGGTCGAAAAGAAAGGAAAATTAATTAAATTATGAATAAACCACAATCATTTATTGATAGAGATAGAGCGGACGCACTTTTAGAAAAGTGGGCTCCGGTTCTTGATTATACATCTGATAGCGTTAAGTCTATCGACGATGACCACACCCGCTTAAATACTGCTGTTCTCTTAGAGAACCAGGAAAAGTGGTGTATAGAAGAAGGTAATAGTACCGGCGGAGGAGCCCTTGGTGGCAACGCTGGCGGTCAATACAATCCGTCCAACCAGGCTAGTTCTGGTGACACATATGCACAAGGTGATGCTCGTCTACCGAAAGTCTTAATCCCGATGATTCGTCGTACGTTTCCTGAGCTTATTACTAATGAAATTGTTGGTGTCCAGCCAATGAGTGGCCCAGTTGGTCTTGCATTCGCTTTGCGTTATGCTTACCAGTCTGATACACTCGGTACTGGCATCGATGGTAAGTCTACCCCATCAGCTGGAGCTGGTTCACCATATAATGGTGCAGCCGCTCTTCCAAACACTGAAGCAGGTTATCAATTACTTGATACCCGCTTTACTGGTGCACAGTCCCTAGAATTATCTGGGTCTGAAGCAGCTGGTGACTGGAGATTTGCTGATCAAGACAAAGGTGTAGCTCAGATACTTTCTGCTTTCGAAATCACTGGAAACATTCCTCAAATGGAGGTTAAGTTCGAGAAGACAGCCGTTGAAGCTGGTACACGTCGTTTAGGCGCGCGCTGGTCGGTTGAACTCGAGCAAGACCTCAAGAACATGAACGGAATCGATGTTGACGCTGAGATCACAAACGCTATGTCGTATGAGATCCAAGCTGAGATCGATCGTGAAATGCTCATGAGAATGATCCAAGCTGCCCTCGGGCACAAGCGTTTCTCTACTTGGTCACCTGCTTCTGCAGATGGTCGTTGGTTAGTTGAGCGTAATCGTGATTTCTATCAGAGATTAATCATTGAGGCCAATCGTATTGCTGTACGTAACAGAAGAGGCGCTGCCAACTTTATTGTTGCAACTCCTCGTGTATGCGCGATTCTTGAAATGCTCCCTGAATTCCAGTGGGTACCTGTTCAAGGTGACGTAAATACACAACCTGTTGGTATTGCCAAGGTTGGTTCAATTGGTGGAAGATTTAACGTTTACCGTGATACCCGTACTGAAGTTCAGAACTCCGCTGAGTATACTAGTTATTATACTAACTCACCCGGAAGTATTGAATATGCACTCCTTGGTTACAAGGGTCCAGAATTCTACGATACTGGTATCATTTATTGTCCGTACATTCCTGTCATGGTACAGAGAACAATCGGCCCGAATGACTTCGCTCCACGTGTTGGCTTGCTAACACGATATGGCGTTGTTGATAATATCTTCGGGGCGGATCTCTACTATCATGTCATACTAGTGAATGGACTTGGCGAGGCGTTTACACCAGGCTCTCAGTCTGTATACTTCTAAGATAAGATACAGCTATCAAGCTAAAATTAAAGCAGTAGGGCGAAAGTCCTACTGCTTTTTTTATTGTATGGTATAAATAGTTTTATGAAGTTTTTAAGACTTATTGAAGCATTTAAAGATACTGTTACATCGGCTGAGAAGTTATATATTAAATTTATTAAGAAACGTAAGCAGGGAGCTGCTGCTACTGCTGCGGCTAGTAAGAAGAAAGGTGGTTATGCACTACCATCATTCTATCACTTTAATGCTAAAGCGAGACCTTACGCTGAGTGTGAGAAGCACTATGATGATGTAAAGTATGTAGAACAAAAAGCCGAGGAGATATACAAGGGTCTAAAGAATTGGAGAAAGATGTCTCAGAAGAAGTTTCAAGAAGAAACTGGTAAATTAGAAGTGTATGGAGAAGTTTACATACGTAAAACTAAACCTAATTCCTTAAAGATAGATTAACACATATAAATTAAAAAGCCGGCAGCTGCCGGCTTTTTTATGTTACTGCTTTGGTGTCTTTACATGGGGTACTGTAACATCATGTAAGGTAAAATGTCGCATACTAACATCTGAATACCTTTCAGGGTTAATATCAATACCACCTCTACGTGCATATAGACATCTTACAGCTAGCTTATCTGGCTCAAGTATATCATATAAACGCTTGTAAATAGTCTCACAAATCTCTTCATGAAAGTGACATTCATCTCTAAAAGAGACAATATATTTAAGTAGCGAGATAGGATCAACAGCCTTATCTCCTTCAATTTCAATATACACATCACCCCAATCAGGTTGTGAAGTTACACGACAGTTAGACTTAAGCAATGCACTATGATAACGTACTACATCTACATCATTCTGAACAGTTACGAGTAATTCTGGAGTCTCTTGATAAACAGTAAACTCCAAATCGTCGATAGGATACTCTTCTTCAAGAGTAATATGACTAAACTCACGGTAGTTATGACCCCATTCATCATTTGCAGATGTAACTTCACTAAGTACGTGTTCGTTAGTATCAACTCTAACTTCAACATTACGTTCAAGTAACTCTGTAAGATCTGATTGCGCATTTAGTTCAATAGTCTTTAATACCTCCGCTTGGTTTTTACCAAGCTTAGTCATATTAAAGGAGTTAAAATATAGCTTAAAGGATTTAGACTCAACGATAAACTCACTATTACAAGGAATATAAACCTTTGCAATACCTACTACAGGTAATCCGTGATCTGTAAGTCCAGACACTTCATACGCGTTCCAAGTATCACCTCCATCGAAAGGTAGATTATCATCGTCTATATCTAGATGCGTTCTATTAGACGCTCTAGGCTCTCTTACTAAAAGCTCTGGATCGTACGTATCTTTATATTGAGACGATTGACCCAAATGCTTACTAATATTACTATTGTCTAGTTCTTTTAATGCCAT